ACAGGCTTTCCACCTTACAATATCATAAAAGATGATGACTACAATTTTACTATTGAAATGGCTCTAGCGGGCTATAGTAAAGATGATATTGAGGTAGAAATTGCAGAAGGCGTCTTATCAATCAAATCTATTAAAGAATCAAAAGATGAAGATGATAAACTTTATCGTGGTATTGCAACAAGAAACTTTACAAGAAAATTTACTCTTGCAGATGATATTGTTGTAAATGGTGGTTCATTAAAAGATGGTATGCTTTCTATTAAATTAGAAAGAGTAATACCAGAGGAAAAGAAACCTCGTTTAATTGATATTAAGTAATTATTATCTGAAAGTGCCTCTTGACAGAGGCACTTTTTTATGTTATAGTATGTGAAAATGGAGAGATTTATATTATGAAAAAACCACAATATTGTTATAATGAAGAACAAATTCTTAATGAATTAAAATTATATGTAGATAAAACATATGAAGCTCATTATTCCCAAAATAAATTTCAGGCATCAGAGTTTATCATGGACAGCGGCCATGGCGAAGGTTTTTGTATCGGAAATGTGATGAAATACGCACAGCGATATGGAAAAAAACAAGGAAGAAATAGAAATGACTTGTTTAAAATAGTACATTATGGTATAATGGCAATCTATAATCATGACAAATATAAGGAGTGAACATGAATCTTAGTAATGATACAAAAGAAGTTTTAAAGAACTTCTCCTCTATTAATCAAAACCTAATGGTTAATAGTGGTAATGTGATTGGAACAATGTCTGCAATGAAAAACATAGTTGCAAAAGCAACGATACCAGACACATTTCAAAATGAATTTGCGATATATGATTTGAATGAATTTTTATCTGCACTTTCTTTATTTAAAAAACCATCACTTAACTTTTCTGAAAAAAGTGTAAAGTTAGATGAAGAGGGTGGTGGAAGTTCTCTTAACTATTTCTTTAGTGATCCATCTATTGTTACATCACCAAAGACAGATATAACCATGCCTTCTGTAGATGTTGAGTTTACATTTACACAAGATACTTTTAATCAAATTATGAAAGCATCAGCTGTTCTTGGTACACCAGATGTTGAAGTAAAAGGTACTGCTGGTGGTGATGTTAATCTTGTTGTAACAGATCGAAAGAATGATACATCAAATGATTTTAGTATGAAGGTTGGTGAAAACTCATCAAGTACTTTTTCACATTTTTTCAAAGTTGAAAATCTAAAACTTCTAAGTGGTGACTATAATGTACAAGTTTCCAATAAAGGTATATCCCACTTTAAAAATATATCAAAGGATATAGAATACTTTATCGCTCTTGAGGCTTCTTAATGCTTAATAAATTTCCAGTTATACTATTGTTAGTTGCAATTATTGTATTGACATTAGTAACTGTTACTGTTAGTTTATCATAAGTTTTAGGAGTATATAATGAATGATGTGATTTTGTGGGTGGAGAAATATCGTCCATCCAAAATAAGTGATTGTATTCTTACAGATGATCTCAAAACAACTTTTCAAACATTTGTAAAAGAGGGTCATATTCCAAACTTGTTATTGTCTGGTGGGCCTGGTGTAGGTAAAACAACAATTGCAAAAGCAATGTTGAAAGAATTAGATGTAACTTACATGATGATAAATGGTTCTGAAGAGTCTGGTATTGATGTTCTTAGGAATAAAATTAAAAACTTTGCCTCAACTGTTTCTATGGATGGTAAAAGAAAATTTGTAATTCTAGATGAAGCAGATTATCTAAATCCACAATCAACTCAACCAGCATTGCGTAATTTTATGGAAGAGTTTCATAAGAATTGTGGATTTATTCTTACTTGTAATTTTAAGAATCGTATTATAGAACCATTACACAGTAGATGTTCTGGAATTGAATTTCGTATTCCAGCTACTCAAAAACCAAAACTTGCTGGTGAGTTTTTCAAAAGAGTTACTACTATTCTACAAGAAGAAAATGTTGAGTTTAATACAAAAGTTGTTCAAGAGATTGTTATAAAATACTTTCCAGATTGGAGAAGAGTTCTAAATGAACTACAAAGATATTCTGCAACTGGAGCAATCGATTCTGGCATATTAGTAAATATATCAGAAACAAACATGAAAGATTTGGTATCCTTTTTAAAAGATAAGGATTTTAAATCCATACGTAAGTGGGTTAAAAATAACTTGGATAATGATCCATCAAGAATATATCGAAAAATTTATGATACATTATATGATGAGGTTGAACCAACTTCAGTTCCACGTTTGGTTATGGTAATTGCAGATTATTCTTACAAGTCAGCTTTTGTTGCAGACCAAGAGATTAATATGCTTGCATTTATGTATGAAGCATTTCAAGAGATAAATTTCAAATGAGTAATGATGTAAAAGAAGCTGCACAGAAACAAGCAGAAGAAGCATATGTTGGATTTATTAAATTTAGTAAATATATAGCTTATGGAAGTATACTGTTTCTATTAATTGTTGCAAGATGTAATTTTGGAGCAGATGGCACTGGTGGCACAGGAAATCCAGATTTATATCCAGAATACTTGGAACGCATGGGTATAGAAAAATGAGTTATGAACTTAAAGAGTATTTAAGAAGTATTAATCAAACAAAAGAAAATCTGATGGATTCAGATGATCCTATGTGGGAAAAGAAGTATCCATCTTATATTGTTAATAAATGTCTTGCACCATTTACAGATACAATTATGTTTGTAAATGAAATGAATGGATATCATCACCTTGATAAAAAACTACAATATGATTTTTTACTAAATACTATTAGACGACAAAATAGGTATGAGCCTTGGTCTAGAAGCAGAAAAGTAAAAGACTTGGAGTTTGTAAAAGAATATTATGGTTATAGTAATGAAAAGGCTAAAGTTGCTCTTCAGATACTTAGTAATGACCAGATAAAAACTATCAAGAATAGTTTGAGTAAAGGTGGAAGAAAATGAACAATATTGAATGGCATCAAGATAAGATGCTAGAAGTAAAACTAAAAGAACCAGATGACTTTCTAAAGGTTCGTGAAACATTATCTAGGATTGGTGTTGCATCTCGTAAAGAGAAAAAACTATATCAATCATGTCATATACTTCACAAACAAGGTAGATATTTTATAGTGCATTTTAAAGAACTATTTGCACTAGATGGTAAAGGTACAAACATTTCAGAGAATGATGTATCTAGACGAAACTCTATTGCATCTCTTTTAAGTGATTGGGGTTTGGTTGAAATAATTGGTGATAGTGAACCAAAAGCACCATTGTCACAAATCAAAGTTATTTCTTTTAAAGAAAAACATGAATGGACATTGGAAACAAAGTATAATATTGGTAAGAAAAAACTAGATTAGGAGTCGTTATGAAATTCAGAGATAAGATGATTAGAGCCATGAAAGACCATGCAAAAGGTCATATAGCCAAACACGCTATGAATGTTGAAGTCTACTTTAGAAATGCAGCTGGAATTGGTGGTGAGGGAAATGCAGATGTTCTAGAAGAGATAGAAAAAGAACTTGATGTAGTTGCAAGATATCATGACCAAATAGAAATGTTAGATAAGTATTTTGTAGATGAATCTTCACAACAAATTTTATTTGAAGATATGGATTGACAATTACACTAAAAAGTGATATAACTATATTATGAAATTTTATACTCATGTTGCCCAATGGGGTAACAATCTACTAGTTCGTGCAGTTGAGAATGGTGTTCGTTCAAACTTCAAAGTAAAGTATGAACCTACACTATTTGTTCCTGTAACAAAAGAAACTAATTGGAAAACATTGGATGGTCGTAATGTCAATCCAATGAAGTTTCTTACAATCAAAGAAGCAAAAGAATTTGTACAGCTGTATGAAAGTCAACCACATTTAGTTTGTGGTATGACACAGTTTCCATATTCATACATATCCGAAACATATCCTAATCAAATACAGTACGATACATCTCTACTTAGAATTGTAACGATTGATATTGAGGTTGAGTGTGAGAATGGATTCCCAAATGCAGATCAAGCTGCAGAACCAATGTTGTCTATTACTATAAAGAAACATGATACTGGCAAGATTATTGTTTGGGGTTTACATGAGTATCATAATGACAGAAAAGATGTAAAGTATATTCGTTGTCAAAACGAAAGAGAACTTCTTACACAATTTTTGAATTGGTGGGAACACGACTATCCAGATATAATTACTGGTTGGAACACAGAGTTTTTTGATATTCCATATATATGTAATCGTATTAATACTATACTTGGTGAAGATGCAGTTCGTAAACTTTCGCCTTGGGGTATTGTCAGTTCTAGATTAGTCAATAGTGGTTTTGGCAAGAAAGATCAAGTGTATGATATTGTTGGTGTTGAAGAGATAGATTATTTACAACTATATCGTAAGTTTACTTATTCTGCACAAGAGTCCTACAGACTAGATCATATTGCATTTGTTGAACTAGGTGAACGTAAAGATGAAAACCCATACGAAACATTTCGTGATTGGTATACAAAAGATTATCAATCATTCTTAGACTATAATATTCAAGACGTTGAACTTGTTGATCGTATTGATGATAAGATGAAGTTGATTGATCTTATATTGACTATGACATATGAGGCTAAAGTTAATATGTCTGATTCATTTACCTCTGTTAAGTATTGGGATATTCTTATATACAATCATTTACGTAAGAGTAATATTGTTATACCACAGAAAACATCAACAAAGAATAAGTCTGAAAAGTATATTGGTGCATATGTTAAAGAGCCTCAAGTAGGACAACATAAATGGGTATTATCTTTTGACCTAAACAGTTTGTACCCACATCTAATTATGCAGTATAATATATCACCAGAAACACTAGTGAACAAAACTGTCAATCTAGGTAAAACTCCTATTGATGATTTAGTCAAAAAGAAAACTGGTTTGGATTCTTTCAAAGGAACTAACTATGCATTGACTCCAAATGGTGCAATGTTCAGAAAAGATAAACAAGGGTTTCTTGCAAAGATGATGCAAGATATGTATGATGATCGTACTATTTACAAAAAGAAAATGTTAGATGCAAAACAAAAGTATGAAGATACAAAAGATCCAAAGTATCTAAAAGATATATCTAGGTTCAATAATATTCAGATGGCTCGTAAGATTTCTCTAAACTCTGCTTATGGTGCGATTGGTAACGAATGGTTTAGATACTATGAACTTATGATTGCAGAAGGTATCACAACTTCTGGTCAATTGAGTATCAGATGGATCGAAAGAAAACTAAACGAGTACATCAATAATGTTCTCAAAACAAAAGATAAAGATTATGTAATTGCATCAGATACAGATTCTGTTTATATCAGATTTGATGAGATTGTAAATCATGTATTCAAAGGCTGTAGTGATACACAAAGGATTGTAAACTTTCTAGACAAGATTGCAAGTGAAAAGATAGAACCATTTATTGAAAAGTCTTATCAAGAACTTGCAGATTATGTAAATGCATATGAACAAAAGATGCAAATGAAAAGAGA